AGCAAGCCTGTGATATGTACCAATTTCAATCTCATCTCCGTTGGTTAATGCATAACAAGCCTTGTCGTTGTTTTTAACTCTTGGTTGTGTTCTGTCATCAGCATCACTACGTTCAAACATATCTCCGACACTGACATTGTTATCACCGTTGAATTCTATAATCGGACTTGATTGGTTACCTGCACCTAAGTAATCGTTACCTACATCTAAAAAGATGTTATAAGCACTTACGTTTAATGATACTGCTCCAATGCTTATACCTTGTTTTCCAACTTTGTCAAACAAGTTTTGTACTATACGTACACCTTCGGGACCTCCGTTATCTGGAGTTCCTGTTCCTAACATTACACCTTGGTATATATTCGTAAACTGTGAGTTTTGCACAGTAACACCTTGAATGTTTTCATCAGTATTAATACCATAAGTTAGAAAAGAAAATTTACAAGAATTAAACTCAATCTGCTTACAGGTATTTGCAGTTGTACTATCAAAATGTACACCTGCGATGTTTGCACTTGCATTTGCAGGGTTTGTGCTTAGATTACCTTTGAAATTACAGTTATTCACACTTACACCGTCTGCACGATCAACTAGCATCATATCAACACCAGCTTCTAAACTAGTAAAACTCATTCCGCTAATAACAATATCTCTTGGAGCAGTAGCACCATTGGAACCAATGTTTACTCCTGTTTGTTGTAAACTATCTGCAGTTTGGATTACATATGCACCAAACGAACTATCCGCACCAACATCCATTTCGAGTATAGCACTGTCGGGGCCATCACCAAAAAGTTTAGCATAAGGCGGTACTAGTATTGGTTGTGTAATTCTATACGTTCCACCCGGAAAATACAAACTACGTCTAATAGTTGTGTTTGTTTGTCTACAAAACAACTGAAACAATGCTCTGTTAATTGCATCTGTGTCATCTGTAACTCCGTCACCAGTTGCACCAAAGTCTAGTACACTAGCAAAGTTATCAAGTTTGGCTTGTAGTGTTTGTGTTACTGGATCACCTGATGTTGGACCAGTTTGAACAGTATAACCAGCATGTTCACCTTTATAGGTATAACTCGTTGCAACATCTAAGATATCACTATACTGTGTTAGTATTTCTGTATTACCAATTGCTGGTGCACCATCTGCTAGTGTGCCATTACCAATGAATAACTTTCGTTGGTCAATTACCCAACCAAACTCTGCACCTGCCAGTTGAGGTAAATTTTCACTTAAACCCTTACGGTTTGTAATACGTGATACTTGTACTATTGCCATTTATTGAAACTCCGTAATCTTATGTATTTAGCTTGAGATATAGTATTGCTCAACACGCTTCCACCATTGCTGGCGCCAGTGTTCAAATTCATCACCTTCGACAATAAACTCTTGATACTGCGGGTCAGTTTTTAAATGACCCATTTCATCTACTTCTGGTTTAACACACATCAACACTACACCTTTGGCAATAGTAGTGCCATAAACCTCGTTATGTGCTTCTGCGTATGCACATAATTGTAGTTTATAATCTTCAATCCATTCTACTTTTTTAGGTTTGTTTGATTGTTTAAAATCCATAATAGCATGTTCACCATTGTGTACACCTACCAAGTCAGTTGTGCCAGCATATATGCCTGGAAAGAACATAGATACTTCTACACCCCATACCTCATCAACATTGCACATGCCTTCACGTATAACAGTTTCAGCCATTGCATGTGATTGCCAACTAAAAGGATTATTACCACGTTCTTTAATAGAACCGTCAATGCAATAGTTTTCCAAATAGGTATGCATACGTGTGCCACGATTGGCTGCTTCTGTAGTAATTGCTTGTGCTTGATGTGTGCCTACTCGTTTTCGCCAACGTGCAAGTCCTTCCTGTTTTTCCTTTGGCTGAGTAGCACTAAGAATAGTAGTAACACTAGGAACAGCGTTTCCGTCAGGAGTAGAATACAGTCGTTTACCGTCAACTTGTTTCCGTGAGAGGTCTTTATATTGGAATTTTTCTATAAGCATGTATACATTATATACTATACATGTACAAAGTCAAGATGTTTAGGTTAAATCGTTTGCCGAATTGGCCATACCAGCAACTGTGTCTTGTGCTTGATCAACAGTCATAGTATCTTCGCCTTCTTCTCCTGTAATGCCGGCACCATTGAGAATGATATCTACATCACTTACGTTAGCAATAATATTACTAAGAGGAGGTTGCATAACAAGAGTACGCAGTTGTTCGTCTGTGATATTGACACCCATATTATGTGCCATACTTAAGAACACATCAATTGGAACTGTGTAATCGTTGTTAGCATCTTCTGATCGGCCTAGTAGGTATTCTGCGAGTGCAGTTAGTTGTTGAGCAGACGGCTTGTCTGATCTTTCTGTAAACTCGCGTATACGCATTTATCTTCTAGCTCTACCTAAACCTGCTTGTGGGGGCTCTTCAACATCAACGTTGACATCAACTGCTTCTCCACCTGCTTCTGCATCTACTGCAACATCAGCAACTGGTGGTGCTAAAGGATCTGCTAAAGGATCTGCGCCTGGCTCACCTGCCATTGGAACTCCGGCTACTTCTTCTTGTCCAGGAACAACTGGCTCAACGCCTGTTAGTGTTCCTTGTGCAGTTTCCATTTCAACTTTGGCAGCTTGTATAGCATCAACAAGTATACCTAATGACTGACCAGCGGCATTGTTAAATGCTTGTGCTTCGTTAGTACCAATTGTTGTTTGTATTGAATTGCTCAACGCAGGTAAATCTTTAAACTGCATAGAAGTAATGTCTTCTAACATACTTTGCATTCTGTCTACCATGTCTTGTGCCGCCAAAACAACTTGTGCTTGTTGCACTTCATTTTCAGTTAGGTATGAGCCATCTTTTCTTCTTAGTGTCATGCCTTCGTTTTGTATTTTATTAAGGATATTGTCTCTGCTTTCCTTTTTCATACCACCAAGTGTTTTAGCAAGGCTTGCACGTTTTTCTGTTTTAGCATTGTAGTCATCTTTGTTTGCCATAACTTTATTTGCAAATGCACTTGTAGACATTCCTGCTGCCTTAGCCTGTCTTTTAAAAGCACCAGGATTTTTACTAGTTGCTTTTTTAATCCAATTTTCTGCTTCGCTAACTAATTCGTCGCCTTCAAGTTTAATTTCGCCCTTGTCAACTGCTGACTTAAAATCATTAGCAGCAGCTGGAGTAGTTGCAGTACCAATGGTTTCACCACCTGACTTAATATGCATTGCTCCTGAAGCTGGTTCTAGTTTTATATCTGCTTCACGTAAACGTGCAGACAATCCTCTTTCCATAACCAATAACTTCATATACCCAGCATTTTTTTCACTGTTGTGCATCTTAGTTGTTGTACGATGTTCATAGATTAAACCACGAACTTTTGTTAACATGTTGCTTGCAGCTCTTGGAGCTAACTTTGTAAAATCAACACTATTACCAAAATAGCCCTCAAGTACTTTTTGAGACTTTTTAGTTTGCGGTGTTTCTAAGTCGAATAGTTTCATTATCAAATCCTTTTTGCTGACAGTATTTAGCAACATTTATGCTTTTCGTTAATTGTTCTTGTATCTGATGATACTGATATTTTGCACTAGTAAGCCTATGTAACGCAACTTCTTTACGCATATCATCAATCTTATCACTGTTAACAAAATGTCTATAATGCATCATTTCCTGTTGTCTTGTTAACAGTTTTTCTTCTAATTCAACAAGATGTTGAGCGTCCACTGGTTTTTTATATTTGTCTAGTATGCAATAACTAAGTGCAATCCTACAACTGCTACAAGTTGCAACTAGGTATTCGTCTTTATAAACTTGGTATTCGTTTATATAAACTTTTTCAATCTCGTACTCTGCAAACGCCATAATACTATTTCCATCACGGAAAATAGCATTGGGATTTGTATTCAGAAGTTCATCTGCGATTCGATGTAATAAACGAGAAGCTTTATCTGTTACCCGACTACGTAAGTTATTACTAACCATCCAACTGTTCCTACAAGAGCTGCAATTATACCTGTTCCCCAGCCTATCAGCTGATCGGTTCTTCTTTGGGCCATCTTTTGGACCATACCGTGAACTTCATTAATCATCATTTCCAGGCGATCTACTTTTTTATCTAGGCCTTGTATGTTATTAGCCATAGATTTATATCGCTCTGCACACAAGTCAACGTGTGCTTCTAAACTCTTTTTTTCAATTGGTGCAGTATCTACCATTGTAATCTCTGTGTAATTCTGTTACTCATATTTAGTTACATGCTGTCTTGAATTAGATCAAAGTATACATTAGGATTATCACCTGTGGCTATTAAATACGGCATTAAAAAGCCCTCTTTATAGGTTTCATCTAATCCTGTAATCATCGGAACACCAGTAGCAGACTCTTTTAATAAGCCAGTTGGATCAATACCATTAGAAAATGATCCGTCATGCGAAATACAAAAAGAAAACTTCCAATATTTGTCTCCTTCTGCTGTCGTGAAAGAAACAGGATCTGTAATATCTTGTGGATTTGCTCTTAGACTAACACACTGTAATATAGTTTCAAAGTTACGTTGCTGGTTGCGAGTGAAATCCCATTGTTCTGTTGTAGTACCAGCTTTTATTTTTCTGTAACTAGTAGTTCCAGTTTGTGTACAATCAAAATGTGTTGTTACTTCAATTCTTTCCATTTCTTAGACTCCAGTACACCATTAGTTTATCCAACATGTCTTTAATGGCTGGATCATTTGAACTTTCTGAAACAATTTCTGCTACATGTGCAGATATACTGTGTGGATCTGGTTTCTTAAAAACCAACTCTTTTCTTTGACTACCAAAACGTCTGCGATAAACTGTATCACCTTTGTCTGGACTTTCATATATCCATTCTGTTTTTTGCATGCCAATATTTAGTCGTAAAAAAACCCTAGTTAATAAAAACTAGGGTTTTGAATCTTAATAGTTAATTAAAAATTATGCTAACTTAAAGTTATCACTTGTTACGTCTGTACCAGCACAGTTAATTGCTCCAGTACCAAGTGTTACTAATGCACGAATTTGTGCTTGCAATGTTGCTGCTGTGTAAGCACCTGTTGGATAAGTTGCAATTGAAATCTGTCCAGTATTATTGTCTTCTACCTGGTAGATGTAAACTCCAGCAATTGTCTGGATGTTTTGCATAACAGCTTCTACTGCTAATCCTGTTTCAACTTGTGCTTGTAAGTCTTGATTTGCATTACCTGCGTTCTGAATAATAACTTTGAAAAAGTCTAGTTTTGGACCAGTTACGTTTACTGCTCCTGATGTTGCTAATGCTCCGTTTAGTGATCCGTCATCTGTATCAATGTGGAATACCTGTTGTGCATTACCATGGGTTCTTGTAAAAAATGCCATTTTAATCTCCTATATCTAATGGTGAAACTAAATGTTTTAGTCTCTACTTCTATTTAGCGTTTTTGTCACAAAAAAAACCTAGCAATAAACTAGGTTTTTAAAGTTTTTTATAACAAAATTATGCTAATTCCATTCCAGGTTGAGTAACAGTAGTTCCTGTTAGATTGATGTTGTTAGTACCAACTGTTGTACCTAATTCTCTAATAGCTGCCTGCATTGGAGCAATCTTCCAATCTTCAGTTGCATAAACTGCAACGGACATATTACCTGCACTAGTACCTTGTACTTGATACATAGCAACTGTTCCTAATTGCTGAATTGTTTGAAGGATTATTTCAACTGCTTCGTCGTGGTCGCCTTCAAGTCTAATGTCTACTCCAGTTGCGATTTTAAAGAAATCTAATTTTGGTCCAGCAACGTTAATTGGGTTACTTGTATACGTTGCAGATCCTGCAACTGGGTTTTGAGTATCTGGTTGGAATACCAGTTGTGCGTTTCCGTGTTTTTTTGTAAATTGTGCCATTTGTATCTCCTATATGGTGGAACTAATGTTCCTAATGTTATTTATCGTCTTTTAAATACTTTAGTCCGTCTAAGAAACTCGTAGAACTCGTTTTGTAAACCTGATTTACGCATCTGTAGCATAAGTCTATCACGTATTACATTCTTATCTCTTGGTGCAATTCTATCCCAAATAGAGATTTGTCTACGCATCTGTATTAACGGTGCTGGTAAAATGTCTACCATATTACGTTGTAACATAAGCATCATATAACTGTAATCACTGTTTTGAAAGTCACGTTTTGCTATTGCTCTAAGGTTACGTTTCAAACGCAATTCTGGAATAGTGATAACAACATCTTGTGCTACACGGTCTTTAAACTTACCTGGCTTCATTATCATTGCAATTATATTATACAAGTCTGGCTGACTGGTTCTAAACCCAGGCCAGTTTTGTAACTTCATTATATCTTCAGCAACACGAGCTGCATAGGCTGGATCACTGTTGGCTAGTATTTGTAATGCCAATAGTTGTTCAAACAACTGCTCACCTAGTTGACTTTGTTTAAGTCCGTTTAACTGTCTTGGTGTTCTGTATGCACGACTCTCTTCTAACCAATTAAAAGCAATCTTGTCTTTCTCTTTGCTTTCATGTAAACCTTTAACACGTGCAATAGCATTCCATCTAGCCGTCACAGTGTCTACCCATTGCCATTCATCACCTGTGAATGCACTTACACCTTTAGAAAATATGTCCCATTCACCTCTGTGTATGTCGTTGTCATCTAAGTGTCTTGATATTTTGTATTCAATATCGTTGTGTGTCATCAAGTAAGAACCTGGCTCTTTTGGATTCCTTTTTGTTGCACCTTCTTTAACAACTGGTATTGGTCTAACACTTTTGCGTGGCATCTCATAACGTCTGCCGATCCTGAAAGGAGAATCTTCTACTGCAAATACTTTGTTTGGAGTTGTAAAGTTATCCTTACGCATTATAGTCTTAGCAATAAGATCCAATTCATCATTTTCTTTATCTAACACAAGTGCAAAAGGCATATTAATATTGGTTTGCAAGTCTTTCATAACTGCTTCACTATCAGGACCCATCTGTGCAATAGGTTTGGCCCAACGTTTGTGTTCTTGTTTAAATAATCTAGTAAGTTCTGCTGGTACAATCTCTTTTCCATTGCGTTCGTCGTTTACTCGATCTAAAAAGTGTCGTGTAAATTCAACATCAATACCAACTTGACCAAATATTCTATCTGCAAACTTTTCTAAGTCTTTAATGTCTACTGCGGTTACTGCCATTAACTTAACTTCTTCTTTATCCATAATACTAAAGCATAGATTGAAATAGCATACACTGTTGCAATTCCAATGTCAACCATATGTTCACGCATGTTATATATAAACTCTATTCCTGCTTGGGCGTCGGTCATTATGCACCACCTGGGTTATTGGCTGCAAAATTAACTCTGGAAAACTTATCTCTATCAACAAACTTTATTCCGTCTCCAACATAACCTTCATGTCCTGGATCACCTTTTATATCGGCCTTTACATCTGCATCTTGGTTATCAAGTGCTTTTATCAACTGATCTTTGAGCAATGCAATATTTACAAAACTACTAAACAATGCACTAACTGCACCTTTGTTTTCATTCATCCATTCAATAATACGTGGTGCTTGTGTTGGTATCTTTTGTGTTACCCATGGACCAAAGTCCTTAATCATATTAGTAAAGCCGCCTTGTCTAACTTTAAAGTTAACATACTGTTTCATTAACTTAGGTGTACTACCAATCTTTCTGCGTGTAAGTTCTTGTGGTGAAAGAAAAGCATCTATTGCTGGAGCATATTCGTTGTATGTGTCTTGTATTTTAATTACAAGACCTTTGTCTAGATCAATAGCACTGCCTGTGTCTTTCATAGTGCTATCTAATACCAGTACTCCTGGCGCTTTGTCTAGCACACGTGATGTAACTGGTCGAACAGTTCCTCCTGGTTTATCAACCTCTGTGTGTATTGCAAGACCAACTTCGCTGGCTCCAATTTGCTTTCCAAGATCTGTATCTGCACTTACTCTGTATGTTACTTGATTAGGAGTAAACACATATGCATTATTTTCTACAGGAGGTGTTGAGCTGTATAGTAAATCTGCTTGTACAAACCCTCTAAAGTGTTGCGGAATAGTTCTATCCAACAGAGGAAAAAGTTTTCCATACAACTGTATTAAAGGACCATAATCGCCTTTTCTATTACTAAACACTCGTGCCATATCTTTGGCACTTGTTGCCAATCCGTTATAGCCTTTAGCAACAAAGCCACCTTTGTCTGTGAGTATAAACTGTCCTGAATCGTCACGACCAAATACTACAGCAGGTTTACCATCCCATTTGATGGTGTTTGTTTTTGCTGGTTCTTCAGCACTGCGTTTTATTCCATCAAGTGCTTGTTTTATTCCTTTTGAACCAAGATCAAATACCAAATCTTCTGGGTGTTCAATTCTAGCACCTTCTTTAAGATAAGTTTTGTATGGTGATATGTGGTCTGTAACAACTTCCATGCCTTGGTTTACGATTCTGTCACGCAACCTAGCAAGCCAGTCACCACTACCTTCTTGTATTTGTTCAAATTGAAACCCTTCACGTTCAGCATAGCCACGGAAGTCTTCTAATTTCTTATCACGTTGTGGATCGTTCTGTAATGCACCTAGTATTGCTTCAACACTGAATAAATCTTTTTCAGTTGCATTCTTAGTTAGTATTAGTTTTGCAATTTCTGCAGGCTCATCAGTAATTACTTCATTGCTTGTTCTGCTTACCAAACCTGAATTAGGTGATAACTTGTAACCAGCGGCTTTTGCAATGCTATTCATTAACAC